GCACGTGGTCAGTATGGCTAAATGATTACAAAAAAAATGCAATACAAAAACGTGCTAATAGACAAAAAACTGATTTTCAGTTACATCAAGAGAACCAAAAGGCACTAGCTAATACTATTAACAAAGCAAAACAAATTAAATGAAAGAGTTATATTTAATAGGGTTAATATTAGGAATAGCTTACACAATTCTTACGCTATACTTTGAGTGGCGATTTGAAAAACAAGAGAAAGAATGGCAAAGAAAAGTAAGACACACGCAAAACTTAAAAAAGAACTAGACAAAGTATTTAGCCAATACATTAGATGGGCATACGCTGATGATAGTGGTATGGTAGAGTGTTATACTTGTGGTGTTATTAAGCACGTTAAAGAAATGCACAACGGACACTTTCAAAGTCGTAAGCATACCAGCACGAGATGGCACGAGAATAATTGCAGACCACAATGCCCTAAGTGCAATCTATACAGTGAGGGTGAAAAATGGATATATGGCAACAAGTTAGTAGCTGAACTAGGCAGAGATGCAGTAGATGAAATAGTAGCACTAAGCCACAAATCTGTTAAATACTCGAAGTCAGATTTAGAATATCTGATAGAAACCTACAAAGAGAAATTAAAAAACTTATGTGCATAACTATTTATCAACACCTTGAAACTTATATGGTTTTTATCGTATAATGCTATGTGATTGATAATGAGCTATTTACACAACTAAAAAAGACTGCTGCAAACTTTATACCAGCAAAGCACCTAGACGATGTTACACAAGAGGTGTTTCTGTATATCTACGAAGATGTAGAAAAGCTAGAACAACTAATAAAAGATAATAAGCTAAAGTATTATTTTATAAGGCTATGTAAAAATAATTACTATTCTAAGACATCTAAATACTATTACAAATACAATAGAACTTACAAAGATGTTATATACAATGACGATTTATTAAAGGCAGTACATATACTAATACCTGATAATTTATATTTTAAAGAGGATAGTGATGTTATCAATGACATACTATCAGAATTGTATTGGTATGATAGAGAGTTATTTAGATTGTATGTGCTTGGCGATGATAATGGTAAAAAATATACCTATTCTAGTCTTAGTAAAAAGACCAAAATAAGCAGAATGAATATATACATAACTATTAAGAAAGTTAAAGAGTATATAAAAGATAGACTAAAAGAAATGCGTAATGATTTATGATGATTTAGAAAGATTAGTAGGGTATGGTTTAAGTATCATAGAATGTTATGATGAACGAGGACAATTAGAATATATAATAAACTTAGACGAGATGGTATTTGATGATGTAGATATAGTATTGTCTGACGAACACGCACCAATAGGTATTATTAAATTATATAGATATGGACAACAGAAAGAAAATGGACACTCCAAACTTGATGGTAAAGACCTATAACTATTTAAAGGCAGTTAGCAAAAGAGTATTAGGAGGGTTTGAGAATGTAGATGCAACAACATATTATGATAGAACATATATCTGTTCACGATGTCCACACCTTACTCCTGATGTAGAGTGTAGTATATGTGGTTGTCCTATCGAAACAAAAGCAAGTTGGAAAACAGAAAAATGCCCAAAAGATAAATGGTAGAATTTATAAAACATACATTAGGATTATGTGGTGAACCACACATTAATATATTTCATATAATACTAGGAACACCAGCAATAAGTTATTTATTATATAAGATAAAAAAAATAAAATGCAAATATCAGAAGAACAAAAGAAACGCATACTAAATGTATGGAAACTATGCAAGACTGGTGTAGCACAAAATAGAGATGCTAAAGCAGAACTAATTACGCTATACAACGAAATACATAAAACAGGTTATAAGACTACATCTAATTGTAGCAGTTGTATTAACACTTGTTATCAAGGAATAAAAAAAATAGTAGAGAGTTTATGAACACACCGAATTATTACAAAGGAAAGTATTACAGAATGGAAGCACACGAAGTCATAGAGGATTTTTGTGGTGATAACTATAACTTAGGGGTAGCACTAGCATACTTAATGCGATGTGGTAAAAAACCTAATAACGATATAAGACAAGACATAAGAAAAGCAATAGACCATTTGAATTTTGAGTTGAAAAGGCAAGAGCATCTATCAGAAACTAATACAGATAGATTAAAACCTACCAGCACAATGTATGAATTGTCAGATGAAGAAATAGATAGGATTAATAATAAAATATTCTACAATGGAACGAGTACCTATTAATAGCATACGCAATAATCCTATTAACCCTAGACTTGTCAATACTGCTAAGTTTGAAAAGCTAAAGCAATCTATACAAGACTTTCCACAAATGCTAGAGCTAAGACCAATAGTAATTAATGAAGATGGTTTTATACTAGGTGGTAATATGAGATACAAAGCATTAGTAGAACTAGGATATACAGAAGTACCAGTTGTAGTTGCAGAGCATATCACTAAAGAGCAAGAGAAAGAGTTTATAATAAAAGATAACTTAGGCTTCGGTGATTGGGATTGGGATATACTAGCAAATGAATGGGATAGTGTAGAGTTAGAAGATTGGGGTTTAGATGTATGGCAAAATCAAGATGACATATTTGCTAATATAGATGATGAGCCTAATGAAGAACTAAAAAAAATAGTAGAAGAAGATAAAAATAAATGTGAGATATGTGGCAAATTAATGTAATGTATGTAGTTGCGTTTTTAAGTGCAACGCTTATAGTCTTGTTAATTGATGATGAGTTTAATAAGAACTTTTAATCAACAAAAATCAACACTATGCAAGATAGAACAGAGAAATCTAAAATAGCTATGCTAGAGGCATTAGAGAAAACATTAGGAGTAGTAACATCTGCAGCTAAGTTAGTAGGTATAGAAAGAACTACACACTACCTATGGTTAAATACTGATGAAGCATATAAACAAGCAGTAAAAAGTATAGATGATATAGCGATAGACTTTGCTGAAAGTCATCTACATAAACAGATTAAGAAAGGTGGTACACAAGCTACTATATTCTACCTAAAGACTAAAGGTAAGAAAAGGGGTTATGTAGAGAAACAAGAGTTAGATGTTAGTGGTGAGTTTAAGCCTATTAATATAATTCTAAAAAAAGACGATGATAGCAACGCTGACGGATAAACAGTGGTTAGCATTAGAATACTTAACAGATGACACGACAACAGAGGTATTATATGGTGGTGCTGCTGGAGGTGGTAAAAGTTTTTTGGGTTGTGCTTGGATTATTACACTATGCACACAATACGATGGTATAAGATGTTTAATAGGTCGTAGTAAGCTAGACAATCTAAAAAAGACTACACTAAATACTTTCTTTGACGTATGTAGTCAATGGGGTATAGAAGCTAACGTACACTACAAATACAACGCATCAAGTAATATAATTACATTCTACAATGGTTCAGAGGTTATACTTAAAGATTTATTCCAGTACCCTAGCGATAGAAACTTTGATAGTCTAGGTTCTTTAGAACTTACTGCTGCATTCATAGATGAGTGTAACCAAATAACAGAGAAAGCAAAACAAATAGTAAGTAGTAGGTTGAGGTATAAGCTAGATGAGAACAATTTAGTACCTAAGACACTACTGACTTGTAACCCTAGTAAGGAATGGGTATATACTAACTTCTACAAGCCACACAAAGAAAACAGACTACCTAACTATCGGAAGTTTATACAATCATTAGTAACCGATAATAGACACATCTCTAAACACTATAAAGACCAGCTCGAGAAATTAGACCATATTAGTAAGCAAAGACTACTGTATGGTAATTGGGAGTATGACGATAGTGAAGATAAGCTAATAAACTACAATGCAATACTAGGTGCATTTGAATTACAAGACACTCCTAGTGGTACAGGTTACATAACTGCTGATATTGCTAGGTTTGGTAAAGATAAAACAGTAATAATCTATTGGAATGGTTTACGTGCAGAATACTTCAAGGTGCTAGACACTAATAGTATCACACAAGCTGCTGATGCTATACGTACAATTCAAAAAAATTATTACGTATCACTAGGTAATATTATAGTTGATGATGACGGAGTAGGTGGAGGTGTTAAGGATATATTAAGATGTAAAGGCTTTATAAACAATTCTAAGGCACTTAAAAAAGAAAACTATATCAACCTTAAGACACAATGCTATTATGCTCTTAGCGAGGCTCTAAATAAGTCTAGGATATATATTAACTGTACTAATATAACTCACAAGAATTATATAATACAAGAATTAGAGCAAGTTAGACGTAAAAACTTCGATAAAGATACTAAGCTACAATTGGTAAGTAAAGAAGAAGTAAAAAGTGCAATAGGTAGGTCGCCTGACTTTAGTGATGCACTAGCTATGCGTATGTACTACGAACTGAAACCACAAGGTGTGTATTATGTGCAATAGTTGTAAAACTATGTATAAATACGTAAAACTACGTAAACTTGTGTAAACCTAATATGTAAATATATGTAAACCTACGTAAACCTAAGTAAAAAAAAAGAGTAGCACTCGGGCGTCCGTTGGCTACTCCTTTTCCAAACTAAAACAATTATTGACAATGCGAATATACTCAATTTTTAATTTTTATATTTTATAGTATGGATTTAATTATCAACAACGTAAATTACAGAATACCTACAAGCTGGTCAGAAGTATCATTAGGTAGGTATATGAATTTTATGAATGATATAGATGAAGTAGAAGATGAATTTACAAAACAACTGACAACTATTAATGCTTTTACAGATGCACCTATTGAATTATTAGGTGGTTGCAAGAAGTCAGATATAGATGCAGTTATGAATGAGTTAGGTAAGCTAATGAATGAAGAAGCTAATAAAGACCTCAACTTGATAGTAACAATAGATGGTGTAGATTATGGTTTTCACCCTAACTTACACGAACTAAAATTAAAAGAGTTTGTAGATTTAGATAATAAACTTTCTGATGGTTGGAATAGTATGGATAGTGTTATGGCTATCTTATACAGACCTATTACAGAACAAAAGGGTGATAAGTACAAGATAGAAGATTATGACTTTAGAAGTGCTAAGAAACGTGCAGAGATATTTAGAGATAACCTAAGTGTGAATACTGTTAATGGTGCTGCTAGTTTTTTTTTGACTATCGCAACGGATTACATAGCCACTATGCAAGTTTATTCAAAGAACCTATCGAGGAGGGAGAGGCGCAAACTTTTAAGACA